GTGTCGGCGTGCTATAAAAAAACCGCCCCCCTTTGCCTGAATTGCATTTTCCACACAAAGTCTGCAAATTCCAGTCATCATCACCGCCACCAGCCAATCTTGGGACAATGTGATCGACTGAATTGCCTTCTCCACCACACATTTGGCATGTGTATGAATCGCGCTGAAGTATGCGCTGCCTGATCTTGCGCCATTTGCTCGTGCTGCCATTGTCCTTCAATGCACTTGCCATTAGTAGTACCCATTTCCTTGATGAAACACCCAAGCCTTACAAGGCGTTTGATAACGGTTTGTTATGTATCTGATTGTGGCGTCAATCTGTCTGAATGGGTCTAGGTCTCGATAGTGCTTTGATCTCATTTGACCCAAACCGAAATGACTGCCATTGCGTGCAGTGTATGACCACCTTGATTCCTTTGTGATGATCTTGTTAAAGCATTGAAATTGCTTATAGTCCAGTAATCTCGAATGTGCATAAAGTTTCAAGTGATCAATCGAATACGCAGCTGCATTGGCATTGTGTATCAGCCCTGTCGAAGTAACCGCCAAAATGGCAATACTCGCCCACAAACGCTTACTGCGCTTCAGCGAACTAACCGCGAAGGCGGTTCGCTTCTCGCGAAGTAATCGTAGCGTGTATGTCAAGCAATTGAATAACTTACGCATGGGCTTGGGCGATTCCAACAGGTTTTGTCCCCCTGTGGATAAGTTGTGTGGATAACTCTCAACGTGTAATGACTTCAATTGAACCCCACCTTTCACGCTTAACGTGCAGTTTTGCCATTTGCATACGTTGGTGATGATCGACGACAACTTTGCGCGGTGCTGGAAATTCCCTATGTTTTTGCGCTTCCAGACACGTTTCCAATCGTGTATCAAACACAACCAGTTTTGTTTCAATGCTCAAACGATCAGCCAAATTAAGCCAAAATCGCCTGTGCGTTTCAATTGTGTGAGTGCCGTCAGCAATGATGTATTTGCCTAATTCAGCTGCTTTGACTGCTTTCATGCGTTGCAAACTCATAAATGCGGCAATGTCTAATTCACGATTTACGCGCACGGCTTCAGTGTTGAAAACGTGTTCAAACCCTGATTTGTTTTTTGTCACCCACGTTGATTTACCAGCCCCAGGCGCACCCATAAGCACGGTGATCATTGATGACCCCAACCTGTGCCCTTAAATGAAATGCCAAAAGTTGAGTAGAGGCGACTCATGTTTTGCCCGCAGCAGATTGGTTGCCGTTCCTCGTGGATTGACTTATCCACCTCAACACGGATTTTGCACAATGCACATTCAAACTCATAGATCGGCATTTGAAGTCCCTATCTGTGCAACCCCCATGATTTCGCACTTCGTGCATTGAATTACTTCCACACCATTTGGAAGGTTGTCCGTAATCTTGTGAATCAGCTGCTTTGTTACCTTCTTGCATTTTCTGCACTCAAACTGCACTGTGTCCATGAATTGATTTCCTCAAATTCTCTATTGGTTGTAAGTTGATTTGAGACACCCACCAAGTTGGTTGATGTGAATGGCGAAAACGCGTTTTCTGCGCGATAGCAACTGGAATCCACCCCGCAATGTAATAGTGAGGCGTTTGTCCGGTGACAAGGATTGCAATGTCGTTTTTGCGGTCGTATTCATAGACGATCAATTGACCTTCAATGTGTCGTGTCCATTTGACTTCAAACTTATCGCCAACGTCGGCTTTCTTTTTCATCTTGGGTTCAAATGGGTCATACTCAATGCCTAAATAACGCGCCACAACCCATTCGCTGGCAATGGTTTCAGCCAATTCACCAACGCGTTCGTAAAAGGTTATGTTGGTGTTGTAGCGTCGTGGTGTGTCAAGAGTTTCGTCACCGTTTTCAATGAACGAAATTGCAGCCTTCAAACAAATAAGTTCGTCCCTGCGACTAATCTGCATTTTCATCGGCAACCCGCACAAAACCAGATGACCTTTTCGTTTCGGTCATAACCTTTTTGGTATCCAAACGCGTCGAACTTGGTCAGCATTGAACATTTGTCGCATTGCTCAACTTTGTATTCGGCGATTACTTCACCGTTTTCTAGCAATTTGGCAGTCATTGTTTGTGGGTAGATAATCTCAACGAAGTCGCTCATTGGGCGCGCCACATTCCATTTGACCCAAAAACGTACCAAAACGGCTGGCACTGATCGTCGCCCTTAGGTTGTGGGCACATGTAACCGCCCCACGCTGAACCGTCCTTCTTTGTGCCTTCTTTCCAAACGCGATCGCCGTGCTTACAGGTTGGCATTTGTGTTGGTTCGCTTGAACCGTGCGAAGGCGTCCCAGCCATTTCGGCTTCAGCTGCGGTTGCATAACTTGGCACTGGTTCGTATTTGGTATTCCAAACGTCCAGTTCAGTCGTCACGTCAGGTTTGCGGGCTGGTGCTGGCTTCGAAGCGGCGTTGCCGTCGTCGTCCTCTGGTGCAATTCCACATGCGGTCATGAGCGAATAACGGCGTGCATACGTCAATGCTGAACCAAATGCTTGTGGGCTATTTTGTGACGCTGGCACAAAAATTGAACCCGTTTCCATGACGTCACCTGATTCGTGCAAAAACAGTGTTCGCACAATGACGCCTTTGTCGCTTTGGTCTGTGTGCTGAATCAATGCAATGCCATTGTCGTGCAATGCGTCAATCACGGCTTCAATGCAAACGGCAAGGTCAGCGTACTTCGACCCAAAATAAGGATTGTCCGCTTTTTTCAGGGCTGGTGCGAAATTGCGTTGTGCTTGAACAAATGCTGCTGCAATTGCGCTCATTATTTAACCGCCTTATTTGCCTGTGAAATGTGACGATTGACCGCACGCCCGCGAATGTATCCTTCACGGCTTCCGTCTTTGTGCCCTTTGGCGTATCCGACTGCCGCTGCCATAACTAACAAAATGACCAGCAAGGTCAAACGACCCAACGTGGCTGGGTCTAGTAGATCAAGTACCATTTTTGAATTCTCCCGATTCTAGGCGATAGCGATTACCACCTGAACTCAGGGTGACGTATGAACGGCGCGCGGTCAAGAACCTTGCGTGTTTGTCGGCGTGTCTGTTGGCTTTGGCTTGGATTTGAGTCCATTGCCAGCAAGTACGCCACCAAGTGAACCAGTCAAAAAAATCGCTAGTGTTTTAAGTAAATCGATAAATGCTGCGTCATTGGGTGCTTGTGCCCCGATTGGCTGCGTGACGAAAATTAGCGCATAAGTTATGCCAACCGTGACAACCAAAAACACCGCAGCAAGGGTCGAACCAATGATCAAAATCAGCTGCGCGTGAACGTCCTCAGGGGTTCTGCGACGGTGCGGTTTCTGTAAATTCTTTTCCAATGATGTCTGAAGTGCAAGTTCCAGTAGGGACGCACTGCGGTTTCTTGCACTCTGGTTTTTCCCAGTTGGCGAATTCTTGGCACTCATAACGTGTCCAACCCTGATACCCACAAGCGGACAGGGTTAGTGCAAGTGCCCAAACCAACCCTGCCGCTGCGAGTTTCCGAGTTACTTCCCCGATAGCCCGAAACTTTTGTCCTGCGGATTCAACCAGCGCAAAATCACTGGTGCTACCGCTGCGACCCCGCCCATTGCAAGGGTCTTTGGGTCTGTTACACCCGCAAGGTACAACGCGAGTGCTGCTGCCATGAATGATCGTGCCCATGAGGCTGCTACGGCTTTGGCTTTGTCCATTTTTTGGTTTTCTCCTTTGTCGGTGTTGCTCCCGATTTTGGCATTTCAATTGCTGGGAATTCGCCCTTGTATGGCACGAACTTTGGAATTCCAAACCCAACAATCTCTTTTCCTTCTCCATACGATCTGACCTTCACCATGACCATGCCGCCATTGCGTTGGTCGCCTGTCCCGCTGGTGTTGCCTTCAATCGTCAAGCAAGTCTTTGAATCAATCAAGCCCACAACGATTCCAATGTGTGAAATGCGATCAACGCCGTCATGTGGAAAGTCCATGAACGCCAAGTAACCCAGTTGCGGCATACCTGACCAACGCTGAATTTCCTTGAATTTGTGTGCGCCTTGTGCAGTGCCAACGACTGAATGAATCTTGACGCCCGCTTCGTTTGCACACCAGTTGACAAATGAACCGCACCACGGCAAACCGTCTGCCTTTGTAAATTTGCCGTACTTTGTGAGGTTGTCGCCTTCCTCAATTGTGCCAACTTCAGCTGCTGCGACTTCGATCAACCTGGCGTTTGTGCCTTGTGGGTAAGTCACGACAACAACAATTTCGTTTCGTCGTCCGCAATGCCTAATTTGGCAAGCAATGAAGCCCTTTCAGCGACTTTTGTTGCTTCGGCTTGTGCTTTGGTTTGTGAAGCAATGTTGTCGGCTTGGAATTGTGCAAATTCCGCGTCAGTCATTTCACGATCGATTACTTCGTTTGTTTCAATGTCATGGATTCTGATTGTTGGTTTTGCCATGTTAATTCACCCCGTAAAGTAGAACTGTGCCAGTTGATAAATTGCCACCAGAATTTGAAAAAACAAGCGACGAAATTGCGGTGTTTTCGTCATAACCACCGCTGACATTTATGCTGCCTTCAGTTGAAGCAGATTGAATGTAAGTTCCATACGCATTGAAGGCTTTTCTGCTTGTTGTTGATGTGTAATTGTCTATGTTTAAAACCCAACAATTGTTTGCGTCTGTTCGAAGTGTTGTAGTGCTACCGCCCGAAAGTCTAAAATAATCTTGTCGGTCGTATCTAGTTGTCGCAGACCCTGCACCACCGTCGCCGATCAATGCAACGCCCGCACATTTATTGGTTACACCGTTTGGCGCAATTCTAAAATTTCCATTTGCCGTTGCATTTGTCACGCCAAAAATAACGGCAACAAGTTGCTTGTAAGATTGGCTGATTGAACTAATTGTCACCGTCGCGCCTGAAAGTGTCGTTGTGCTTAACAATGTCATTCCACCGCCCGCAGCGGGTGTTGCCCATGTTGGTACGCCACCCGATACCGTTAAAACTTGACCAGTGGAACCGATTCCTCGTCGCGTGTATGTGCCTGAACCTGTGCCATACACCAAATCACCATTTGTTGTGATCGTTGTTGCCATGTCATTTGTGATTGTAATTGCACCAGTTGTGCCTCCACCTGAAATACCAGTTCCAGCCGTAACCGCAGTGATGTCACCGACGTCATTGGTTATCCAAGTGAAATCCATGTTGGTGTTGGAAGCCTTTGAAAGAATCTGACCAGTTGTACCACCCAGCAAGTCGCCCATTGACGAATCAATCGCGTTGCCTAATGTGCGAATAGCAGCTGCGCCGTCCTTAACCAAACTTGTGTCGTCTGGTTCTTGCCAGCCAAACAATGGTGATGTAGCCATTTGTTCCCCTTACGCCACAACCGTGGCTTTGTCCCAAGTAAGTGTATTTGAAAGAGTGTTCCAAGTTTCAGCGACACTCACGTCCTGCCATTGCATAAATTGCAATGAGAACGCCGTCGGTGAAAGTGTCAAGGTCAAGTCCAGTCGATTGTAGGCGGCACGGAAAACCCAGCCTTCGACAAATCCTTGAAAACGTCCGTCAACCATGTTGTTGGGCAAGTCCTCAATGTTCAGCGGTAAGCCCATGAAAACGTTCAACAACGCGTCGCGGTCGCCGTCAGTCAATTCCGAGTTGCCGAGTGTGAAAGTGATCGCCTGAAACTGCGCTTGCGGGTATGCCCGAAGTGCCAAGTAAAACGCGGCTTGGCTTATTGCGTCGGCATTGTTGTGCAACGTCGTGCTGATGACTGACGCCTGTTGACCGTATAGGGCGACGCTTTGTGAGTCGGTTGCCGTTTCCGTACCACTGCGCCATTCAATGCTGATTTTGTTGCGAACGTCTGAAATTCTGGTGATTGTCTGCAAACCGCCCACCAGCGCGTCATTGGCTGAAACGTCGGTGTAGCCATTTGTGGCAAGGTAGGTCGTGCGGTGCGTACTGTCTGCATACCCAATCGCCCCAGTTGGCGATTCATAAATGTACCCAAGCCCTGAAGTTGCCAACGCTGAAACCAATGAATAAAAATCTGTTTCATTGGACGTGCGTGCCATAAGTTCATAATTTCCTGGGCGATCGATTTCACCCAATCCAACGTTTTCGGCATTTGCCCATGTGGTTGTTGGATTGTAGGCAGCCCACGTTTCGGCTGGTGAAACTTCGTTCCAGTTGTTCACCAATAAATCTTGCAAAATGTCATAAATCTGATTGCCGTCAAAATCCTTTGACAAAACTCCATTTGTCAATGATCTGGACAATTTCGAAAGTGCCCCAAGTGCGGTAATTGAAATCAGCTGCGTGATACCGCCACTGCCCGAACTGCGAACTGAAACTGTGATGTCGGTGATTTCGCCGCCAAATAAATCAACTAGATCGCCTGACGAATCTTTGACGCGAATGATTACACCGTCATTGACCTGTGCCACGATTGCAGCGACGTCAAGATTGATGATTTCAAACGTGCAATACCCAGCGCGTGGTTGTGAATAAATGTCTGTTCGACCTGACGCGATAGTCAAGTTTGCCAACGTTATGTTTGCATAATCGACGCCATTGATTTGAAGCGTCCAGTCGGGCGTCCAGTCTGACATTTACACCGCGACCAATGCGTTGAATCCACCGCCACCGCGTGATGATGAAGTGTTGAGAATGTCCACGATCTGACGTGCAACACCTTCTTTGTCCAATGCGCCTGTGACGTTGATGTTGTAAGTGTCGCCACTTGTTGCAGCCTCACCCATGCGGAATCGTCCTGGGTTAAAGTTGGAACCGACACCAATGCCAGTCGAAGCAGCCGTAGCAGCGGCAGCAGTTGTCGCAGCGGTTGAAACACCGCCACCACCACCGGTAGCAGTGCCAGTTGACGGAACAGTGATTTTTGGAATTGTTGTTGTTGGTGTTGTTACTTTTGGAACTGAAACACTTGGCACACTAACTGTCGGTGCAGAAATCTTTCCAACGTTAGGCAAAAACGGAATTGCATTATAGGCGGAAATCAATGCATTGATTCCAGCAACTGCACCCGAAATCAAACCGTTCAAAATCTTTACAACGCCAGCGATCACGTCAATCACACCGCCAGCAATTTTGCCAGCGACTTGCAATGCACCGCCCAAAACTGTGCCAATTACTGGTGCCACATAAGTTGCAATCAATGAACCAAATTCCTTGAATGTATCTAAGTTGTCGCCGATTGCGTCCCTGACAAAACCAAATGCCTTGATCAAGCCATTGATGATTGGCGTGAATGTGTTGACAATGATGTTGCCCAATGTGGTGATGACGCCACCAAAACCATTACCGCTTAAACTGAACGCACCCGAAAATGCGTTGATTACTGGCAACGCATTTAAGTTGATGAAATTGATTAACTTTTCCAAGATTGGCAACAACGCAAAACCAACGGTTTCTTTGGCTTCATTAAATGCCACTTGAACGCGTGCAATTCGTCCCGCGTAAGTTTCGGCGTTTGCAGCTGCTGCGCCACCAAACAATGCTGAAAGTTTGCCCTGTACGTCAGTGAATGACATTGTTTTGAGTTCGGCTGACGAAAGTCCAATGCCAAGTTTTCCAAGCGCGGCAGTGTTTCCGTCGTATGCCTTGCCCAATGCGTTGGCAACTGTTTCAAGCGGTTTGCCAGTAGCCGTCGAAATGTCCAGCGCGGTTGTCAGTAAATCTTGTGCCTTTGTGATGTCCCCAGTTGATCGAACCAAACGTCCAAGTGCTGGGCGCAATTGATCGTCAGCAACACCAGTTGCCAGCGACATTTTCAAGATTGATTGTTCGGTTGCTGCTATCTGGGCATTGGTTGCCCCTGTGGCGTTTTCTAAGGCTAGTGCAAGTTGTGTTTGTGCCTTCTCGTCCTCAATCGCCGCTTTGACGCCTTCAATGCCGATTTTGACTGCGTACGCACCAGCAGCGGCAGCAGCAGCAACGAACGCTGCGCCCACCATTTTGCCAACCTTGCCCATTTTGTCGCCAAATGTTTCAACGTCCTTTGTGGCGGTTTTGAGCGATTTGTTGAGGTTGTCAACGTCTCCAAGAATCGAAAGTTTGAGCGTGCGACTGCCAGCCATTAGTCAAACTCCTTCACTATCTTTGAAAACGAATTCTCCCACCGTCTGACGATTTCGGGTTGAACCGCGCGCAATGTTGGATAGATAAACCAACCGCGTGACCCGCGACCTTCTCGCCCTGACCAAACTGGGAATTGCTTCAAACGATTTGAACCAAATTCAGCACCGCCCCAAAGTTGCTGGGTCGTACCCCCACCGCTTAATTTTTGACCAGCAAAACCAAAACTGATTTCGCCGATTTTTGACGACTTCGAAACCTTCGCGCCTTCAGCGACTCTGTTGTCTAATCGATTGCGAGTTTTGCCAGCAGCGTCGACGATTTTGCCACGCACCCAAGTCGCCAATTCTGACGTGATTTCTTTTGCTTGATTTGTGGCTTCGTCGTCCATTGCTTTGAATGAACGGACAATGGCACGCAATTCCGCCTTGTCATAGGCGATTGCGTCACTTGCCATTGTTCCGTCCTTCCAAGATTTCCAACACTGTCAGAATGTCCTCAGCTGCTTCAAATTCACTGGGCGATAACCCTGTCGCTAGGGCTAACTCCCAAACTACTCTGGCAAGACTTCCGACTGGGTGGCTTTTGGGTTTGCTTCACCGACAATGACTTCTGAAATTGTTTCAGTCCAGACGTCGATCGGCTTGACTGGCTTTCCCGCTGCTTCACGCTTCATGGCGTGATAAGCAAGGAATACAAGATCGGAAATTCCGATTTTTTCCTGTGCCTGTGCAATGGTGTTGCCTGTTGCCTTTTCCCATTTAACCCATTCAGGCGGTGCAGCCGTGTAAGTGACTTGATCGCCGTTTGTGTATTCGATTGTGATTGGTAGTTTCATTTTGTCTCCCGATTGGTTGGTTTTTAACTAAATGTCTCTGTCACGTTGCCCACGACAACAAATGACATTGAAACTGTTTGTGCGTCTGGTGCTGAACCGCCGACACTTGGATAGATTGGCATAACTGTGAACGCAAAAACTGCACCAGTCACGGCAGTCAACGAAACTGCCAATGCGGTGTTTGGTGCTGACTCAGCTGCTGTCCATAACGCTTCACACAATGAACCAGTTGCGCCCCAGTCTGCAAGCATTTCAACGTCGAATGTCCACTGGTTATCCAAGTTTTTGTAAGCCTTGCCGTCCAAAGTTTGGTAGGTCTCAATTGTTGGTGAGTTGGTCAATGTCGCACTGGTCGCCTGTGCGTCATAATTTGTCGTCGCAATCGTCAAGACGAGATCGCGACCTGTGATGATTGTCGTTGGCATGATTCTCCTATGTTGTTTGTGTGTAGTACGTCGAAACGTTGATGTCAGCAACCAGCATTGGCGATTGTCCTACTTCCAACACTGTCGGCTTTTCAATAACGCCAACAACGTATCCTGCGGGCATTGCCGCAAGAATTCCCATGATTAGTTTTTCCAGATTATCTAACGAACCTGCGTTGCTATTTGAAGCAACAATTG